CTTCTAATTCTGCTTTGTAACCTTTCTTGTATGCCTTCGCAAGTGCAAAATCTTCGTGTTTTTCTGTCAAAATGCGTCTAACTTCTAAAAATGCCTTTTTTGCTTCTTCTAATCTGTTCATAATTTTTTACCTTTCTTTATTTATTCCCTTGTGGGTAAAGCAAGCCTGGGAATCGAACCCTGAAGCGTCGACCTTGCAAATTATGCTAAGAGCTGCAAAAGCTCCGCGCGTTTTGTCTGTATCAATTCTTTTGCTTTCATAAAATCAACCGCTCCGTCTGTTATATGTTCGATATACTTCGCGGTGCTAATATATGCGTCAAATTCTGCCTTGTATGCCTCATCAAAGGCATTTTCAAATTCTGCGTTTTCTGGCTCTGCTGTCCATCTGCTTTCTGCTTCGTCTGCGGCTTTCTCTAACTGTTCCAGTTTCTTAATCTTTTCTAGTAAAATCTTCATAATATCAACCCTCCTTAAACATTTCCCAAGGTGCTACGATAGTACCGCCTTCACAATCGGCGTATATTATCACCTCGCCGTTTGTGATTATTTCGTACTTTTTTAAAATACATTCTATTTCATTGCCGTAAATAATTTTGTTGCCTATTTTCATTTTATTTTCCTCTTCTTTCTATTTCCTTCTTGTAGTCCTGCGCTTCTTCTATAGTTGCAAAATATTTTCCATAACCACAATGAAAAAATGTTTTTCCCCCGTCAACACTCCTAAAAATCATAGCGTTGTAATTGTAAATATTTGCAACTGGAAAATTTAATTTGTGAATTTCAACCTTTTCAACCATAACCTAAACTCCTTTTAAAACCTAATAATCTACTTTCAAGATTTTGAGCTGGTGGGGCGCGGGTAGATTTTTCGTAGGTGCAAGTTTTCATTGTTTATTTCCTTTCCTTATTATTAATGTACTTTCTGAGTTTCTCGTAGTGGGTTTGCGTGCATTGTAGGGAACATTTGACAATGCTTTTGCAAGGATCAGAGTGGTAATCGGACTGAACGTAGTGAGGGAGAATTAAGGAACGACCTTGCATAAGCAGTGGCAAATGTTACAATGCACACTAGCAAAGCCAGTACAAGGAACGAAAAAGTACATTAATAATAAGGGAAGGGAATATGAGAACACCCGCCGGAGAAAAAAGGGGTTTCCCTGGGGAAACCGATGGCAAAAGGGGACTATTAATATTCCTTGTTCTGCACTGTTTTAAGCCATTTATTTATAAAAAATAAATGGCAAGTGCAAGTGGTCTGTGGAGCTGGGCAGACCAACACTTGAAAAGTGGTGCTAGGAATGGTATCAGCATTATTAATCAACTAAAATAAGAACTAAACTAACGACTAAACTAAGAACTAATTAAAATACTAAAATAATAAATAAGTAAGATAAAATAAAATTTAAAAGTGCTGCTAATAGTACCCTGTTAATTTATCATCTGCCTGGTGCTACTAATAGCACCCTGTAACTTGTTATCCTATCCAAAATAACATAAAGCAAATAAAAATAACTAATAAGATATAATACCCAAAAAGAAAATTTATATATACTTTTAAAACAATTTTAATACAATTCACAAAATATTCACTATTTAAAGTATTGAAAACTATCATATAGTAATGTATTATAATAGTATAAATAACATACTAATAAAGACACTGTAAAACACAAATGTCCTTATTGGTATTAAGATATAAGGAGTAGATATATGATTGAAAAGATACTTAGTGCTGAACTAAAAAAAGCTGTAGATAATAAATACCCTGTTGTATTCAGAATAGAAGATAAACCTTCAGATGATGCAAAAAGAGATACTTATTCAGATGCAGAAGTAAAAACAGTTCTTACAAATGTGCATATAAATGAAAAGGACAAATATGCAAATATTGAAGGTAAGAACTTTAACCTACAGTTCAAGTTCAGCAAGTGTTCTGAAGGAACAGAATCAAGCAAACACAAAAAGTATTACATAGAATGTGAGAATTCAATAGTCACAATAACAATACACTTCTAAATAGTAAAATACTAAGGAAATCGGTCGGATAAAACTGGCCGATTTTTTTATGTGTAGCCAAAATACAAAAGTTCGTATATTATATAATTATACGAACAGTAAAAATATGTATATAAGCGGCAAAAAGTGGTATAACACAAATATACGAACTAAAATATATAAAATACGAACTAAAAAGAGGTGTTTTATGGCAAATAAAACAACAGTAGCATTAACAGAAAATCAGTTCCGGGAACTCATAAAAACAATGTATGAAGGAGGAGCAGGCTTCAGACCAAATCCTAAAATTGCAACGATATTGACACTTGAAGCCAACCTAGGACTTAGAATAAGTGACATATTAAACCTGAAGATGAAAGACATTATAAGAGATGGGGGAAGATACAGACTAAATATAATAGAAGAAAAAACAGGAAAGAAAAGAACCTTCACAGTGCCATATCAAATAAAACAGTATTTAGATGATTACTGTGAGCTAAATGATATTCCTGAAGATAAAAAGATATTTCCGGTAACAGTAAGAGCAGTACAGAAGTATTTAAAAGTTGTCTGTGATTATGTAGGCTTTGAAAATATAAGTACACACTCCTTCAGGAAGTATTACGCAACAGACATATACCAGAAAAATGATAATGACATCATACTTGTACAGAAGCTTCTACAGCACTCATCACCGGTAACAACACAAAGATATATAGGAATAATGTCCAAGAGAGTAGAAAAGGCAATACAGGACCATTTAATAATAATAGACCCTCCAGCCCAGCAATAAAATAAGAGGGATAAATAACATATCCCTCTTATTGAAGTATCAATTTAAAATTTGATTAATAGCCCACTTAAGAGAATAGTCATAATCAAGAACAATAGCTATAAGCTCGTCCTTACCAATTTCTTCAGCAAGTTTTATTAATTTGTCTGAATTGCTGTCACCTGCGGCACGCAAGGCATCAAAAAAATCATCTTCATCTTCAAATTTTTCTTGAAATTTCGGATATTTATCATAAACTTTTGCTACTATAGTTTCGATATAATCGTCAAAACGATATTCCGGAGCGACAGTGTAAACAATTATTTCTGTTTCCGGTTCTTCATCTTCGTATTCTGCTTTAAGCTGAATATCATCAAGTATAATCTTATAAAAATCATACATAGTAATTTTAGATGACTCAGAAAAATTATATATGTCCGCACGAAGTGGTTCAACAGCCGCAACAGTAGCCACACCCGTATTATTGTCTAACCACCAGTTGTCGCCTGGCTTAGGAGGTTCACCAATCTCATCATATTGTTTTTTAAAATACCTAGCATCTACATCTATATGCTCCATAACATTCACCTGCACCTTTCTTATTCTATATCCTCTGGTAAACTTTGAGTTCCAGCGGCTTCCATTTCTTGTAATATTTGACTGGCAACTTCTTTCCCCTCTGCTATTGTCATACAAGAAGCTAATCTAACCCAGCCTCCCAATTCTTCCGAAAAATATCGTATATCATATTTAGGGTTACGCTCATTAATTTCCATACCCCCTGTATATCGGTTTACAATACAAACCTTATACTTACCAATCTTAAATTCTCTCATAATTTCCCTTTCTGGTCTGTCATCATCAGAGCCACAGTGACCAATCTATGTCTGACACCCTAATAATAGGGTGTTTCGACAAATTATTCAATTAATATTAATTCCAGCCCATCACTTGCCACGTCCGGCAAGTGTGTCCCAATACTGTCATCAGTGACAAAAAGGTTGTATCCCTCGAAGCTCTGGAACCAATATAATGGTCCAACTTCTATAAGAACATATTCAATATCCTTATTTTTATAGATATGTCCCTTTTTATAATAGCTGCGTCCTTCTTCTACTGTAGCTTTCTTTATTTCCTCCAGGCTCATTAATAACTTTCCATTTTCATCTCTATATCTCTTCATATTACTAAACTCCTTATCTCTTTGATGATGTTATTATATCACTAATATTAGTGACAGTCAATACTTTTATCATTATTTTTAGTGATATTTTTATTGACTTTTTGCATTTCATTTATTATTCTAATAATAAACATAACCAGGTGAAAGGAGCTACTATAATGTTAAAATATCGTTTCGATGTTGGAGATGCGTTAGAGCGCATAGGATTTAATATGTATAAGGCTAAAACAACAGGAATATTAAGCCAGGACACACTTAAAAAGATAAAAAATGAAGATACAAATATCAATGCAAAAAGTATCAATAATCTATGTGCAATCTTAGATATGCAGCCTAAAGACATCTTTATATATGAAGAAACTGAAGAAGATAGAGAGCTGAAAAACAAATTATAAAAAATCACTTGCAAAAGTGATATAAGTGTGGTATTATAATTATAGAAATTAAAGAAAGGGCAGTCGAAAGATTGGAACGTAAAGAATTATGATAAATATTGACGAACTCAAAAAAAGAAATTATGAAGATGGAAAAGCAATTTTAGTAAATGCCGGATATAACATAAAAGCCGGAAAAGAAAATTATCAGCCTTGTAATACAGAATATGAATATGCAACAGATATGTATTTTGTTAAGGATAGTGAGGACAAATTACAAGAAGTTGATAGAATATGCTGTACTATATATTCAGACGAGTATATATATACTAACGAAGATGAAGGCACATATAATGTTAATGTGTTAGATAGTGATACATTTAAAACAATCTGGCAAAAAGAGGACCCAAGAATAACAAAAGCTGGTGTTCTTGCCAATTTAAAAAAATTTATCGGTAAGAATATAGATGATGACATTGATGTAAATGTGTGCGAGGCTTTTGAAGACTATGACGAAAAAGGAGAAACTTGTATGTCTTGCGAAAAAAGCCAAGATAATAGTTATACTTATGTAGCATCTATAGATACTGAGTATCCAACACCATTTATAATTACAACTAATAACAATAACATAATAACTGATGTTTGGGTACAATAACGATAATAGGAGAACGAGATTATGGAAAGCAGAATAAAAGAATATAAAAAAATAACAATAAATGATTATAGAAACTATGAACCAGAAAAATGCTCCGATGGCGGAGCTTATGGTTTCTGGACAGAATATCTCGATAAGGGTGGAGATATATGGGAAATAAGTTACGGGACTACGGCAGATATGGAATTTTGTCCTTGCTGTGGTAGCTTCAATAGTCATTATGACTATGAAAATGAAGAATACTCTTGCGGTGACTTCGATACCATAACAACAAAAGAACTATCAAAAATAATAAAAAATACACCAGAAAAAGACGGAATATCTATTGATTATGAATAAAGAAAGGAAATATAAATGTTTAGGTTTAACAGATTTGATAAATACAGATGGAATAAAAAATATCCAGAAGGATATGCTGATTTATGTGAATTTATGTGGTTTTATAATGGACTATCTCATAATGAAGATAGTATATTACATAGATACCAAAAACCTAGTTTTCACTTACAAGGGGAAGATGAAAATTGGACTGTTATAAATCTTGAACAAGAACGTTCTTTAGATAAACTTTTAAAATTTATGGCAGACCACCCTGAAGCAAGAAAAACTGCATATATAGAATATCCAACAAGTAAAGAAAAAGGAACTCAGTTTACAAAAGAGTTTCGTAAGATGAATATAGACTATAAGAAAGCCTATAAATTGAATATCTATATAACCAACCAAATAATGTCGGCATTAGATGAAGCATTAGAGAAACAATAATATGTAGCTGGTATTATAAATACAACACAGAAAGAAGGGATATTTATTGACAAATAATGAATTAAAAAGATTATCTGAAGAAATAGATAACTTAACAGAAGAAGAAATATCTAAGTTGAAGGAAAAATATAAAAAGGAAGAAAGTAAATCTAAAATCAAAAAATCTACAGAATTCTCATTTATTCCTCCAACCAATCCATAATTAAATACATAATAAAGCAGTTACAAATATATACTATATTAACAGCTAATTACTTATACGCGAATGTAAACATTCGTGTTAATAGTAGCTAAGATATGTTGTATTACTAACTGCTTTTACTAACCTTATGTATGTTATATAACTATATATAATTATATAATTAATTTTTTAAATTTATTTTTTAATTTTAACTGAATTAAGTATTGACGTGGAGGCTCGGCATTATTAATCTCAGAAACTTGAGTAATAAGCATAGCGGCACCCCCCCCCCA